ACTGAAATGCAATTAGGACTACGATTCCAAATGTTTGGACAACCAGTAGTAACTGGACTTATTTCTGATAATAGCAATGTAAGAGCAGGATCAGATGAGATTTTAACTTTACCTGAAGGAAGTAATTACAATATTGTATCTCCACAAGGTGATGTTCGTTCTGTTATTGAAAATATTAAATGGCAAATAGAATTAGTAGCATTGAACAATCATCTATTTGTTACTTTCGCACAATCAGGTGGAGAAGTACCAAGTGGTATCTCTTTAATGATTAAAGACTTAGAACGCCACGAAGATTTTATAGATGATAAAGAATTATATCGTCAATATGAAAAAGACTTTTATAGAGTAGAATATGCTTTATCTCAAATCAACAATCTCGGATTACCTGAAGCTTCTCAATTTAATGTAGACTTTTCAGAGGTTGAATATCCTATGACTACACAAGATAAGATTATGATGAATGAGTATAAGTTAAAACACAACTTAACAACTGAAGCAAAAATATTAGCAGAAGAAAATAAAGACTTAACTATTGAAGATGCTAATAGAATCATCGAAGAAAATGCAATTATAAATCAACCATTGGTGGTCGTAGATGATAAAGATGCAAAACAAAGTTGATTTTGATTTTAAGAAATTAAAAGTTAAAGAACTAAGAAAAATAGCAGTGAGAGAAGTTCTATCTCCTTTAGCAGACAAAGCACGAAAAGAATCTTTAAAAACATTTAAAACTCAAAAAGATATAGAGGGCAATCAATTTAAAGACTATACAGAAAAATCTAAATGGCCAAGCTATAAAAAGAAAAAAGGATTATCTCAAAAATTAATGATTGCTACTGGAAAATTAAGAAACTCTATGCGTGGTTCAAAAGGTGTTAAAACAAATATGACAAAAATTACTGCAAGAGTTGGTAGCAATATACCTTACGGACACTATCATTTAGCAAAAAAAGGAGAAGAGCCAAACAATGTTCAGCGTAAATGGTTTTACTCTTCCAGCCAAGAAGCAAAAAGACTTCTATCTCCTGAAATAGAAAAATTAAAACTACAAGATAAGTATTTTTCAAAATTTACATCGCTATTAAGAACCAATCTGCGTAAAATAGGTAAAGTTACTACATCAAAATAATGGACGACTTAATCAAAGAACTGTATAAAATGGTAGTGGAACTACGAAAAATCTCTGAAGCCAATAATGACTTACTTGGTTTTATTTGTACTAAAGTTGCACCTAACAAAAAAATCTATCAGGAAGATATTAGCGTTGATGATATGATGTCTATTTCTATGGAAATGTCAGAAATGTTTGAAAAATATGATGTTATGCCTGACGAGTATGGTCTTGCTTAGCTTCTAACTCTGCTAACTTCTCTAACCACTTACGCCTTTCACTATTTGTCGGACGCCTTGATGGCAATGGATCTAACCCTACTTTCTTAGCTCTCTGCAATAAAGCATATCGTGATGCTCTATCTTCTCGGCGTTTCTGTCTATAAGGTTTTTTGCCTTTCTTGATTTGCTCTACTGCTTTCTTTTCTTTTATATCTCTCTTCTTCGGTTTGTCGTTTATGGGATTTCTCTCTGGAAGCGTATCCAGTATTTCTGTAACCTCTTCGCTTTCGGCGTCTATAATCTCATCAGCGTCTATCTGTTCAGCTTTTAAGAACTTCTCAAATGGACTATCTACAGTTACATTGATGTTTCTAACAAGTTTCCCTGAATGTTCTAATACCAGACGCCCTGCCTGGACATTCCCTTCAACAGCTTCACGAATCATACTATTTAATACCATCGGTAGTTTAGCATTGAAAGAAATCATATACTTCTTATAATACATTTCAACAAACCTATCATCAGCAAACCAGCTATGAATAGTGCGTGGACTTACTTTTAATTGCTCGGCTATTTGTTTTTTGTTTAGCTCTGGATTATGAATCAATAAATCAATAGCAGCAAGTTGATTGGCTTTCTTTAGTTCGATATTACTCACTTGCCTTGTCCTCTGTATTTCTTTTTATAATACTTCTTAGAACCTTTTGTCCCGTATTTAGTATTCGTGCTTTTACCTTGTCGAGTTTTTTTAGCACCATTTCGTTGTATGGTTCGGTCTTTAAATAATGACTTTCTCATTTCTTGTAGACTTTTTCTGCTCCTGCAATACCAAATGAACCGAGTGTAACCCAGACGAACGAGTTATAGATGTAGTCGTTGACCATTAGCTCTATTCCAATAATACCCATAGCTAAATCCACGATGCCGAATACGCACATCAACGCAAAAGACAAGAAGCCAATAATATTCTTTTCGTTGTATTCGTTTTTATCTTTAAATAAATCCCACATTACTTCTTATCCTTTTTCTTTTTACCAAAAATCTTTTCCCAGCGTTCTTCCCATTTCTTTTGGGATATACCCATTCTGGGTTCGTCACCTTTTCCAGCACCGTTGGCTTTACTAAATATACTCTTATCTTTCATTTACCAACTTTACGCATTGCAATACTGTGAGATTGTTTAAAGGTTTTTCCTTTACGCATAGCTGCTGCCATACTTCGTAAATGTGCTTTGGTATGATGAACCTTATGTTTGCTCATCTGTCTTTTTTGCACTGTGGTTAATCCTTTTAAGCTAACACCTTTTAAATTTTTAGCCATTACTTTTTCTTACCTTTTTTCTTCTTCTTCTTTTTCTTTTTTGTTCCATAATGATAGGGCATAACTATCTCCTCTTTTTAATTTTTTCCTTTGGACATACTTTTATATAATCTACTCTATTTTGCTCTTTGTTTCCTGTGTGTAACCCACAATAGGTGATGTCTTTTACCTTACTGGCGTAAGAACATTTCTTCTGTACTAATGAGCAATAATCAAACATTAATCTATATCCAATTCTTTGTATAATTTACGATCAGGCATTGAACCTGCACCATTTATGACCAATAATGGCTTAGAAGGTATCCTTTTGACTAAGAATTTCTCTTTACAACAAGTACATCTCTCGAGGGGATCATCTGTCATTTTCTGCTCCACCTCAAACACATTACCTGTTTCTAAGCATTGATAATCATATCTTGGCATACACACAATTTAATCAATAATATCTGTGAAATACCAATAAAAAACCCTAAAAAGTTTGGATTGGAAATCTAATAGAAACACGACAAAAATTTGAACAGTATAAATTCCTCTATCTTAAACAATATCGTCGTTTATGGGAATATTTTTTAATCTTGATTCTTATATATAGAGTATTAAATTATTACTATTTAGTTAGTCATTAACTGATATTTCGTAGGGAATACTACTACACATCACTCTCCTCGTAGAATGCGCTTATATGGGGTAAAATCAAGCAAACAAGCTAAGAAAAAAAAGAAATATTTTAATGAAGATCTTTAAACCTTGATCTAATCAGCTACAAATAACCAATTAAATTGCCGTTTAAAAAGTTAGGGCGTGGTGTTGCTGATGTAATCGGACAACATACCAAATAAACAAATGTTTACACAAACTAAACAAATTGTTTGCATATTAAAAAAAAGTGTTATAGATTCTTTTATGCCGAAGGCTAAACAAGAACAAAAAACTAAATGTTGCATAGTTTCTTGAACAAGTAAAAGTTTTAAATTGCAACAAACAAACAAAGGAAGGTTTAAAATGAATTTGAAATTAACTTTAGTAATAATGTTTTTATTGGTTGCTTTTGTTTTACCAATAGTAACATCTTTCTCTAAAAGACAAATAAAAAGTAAATTTATAGGCTTATGGGGTTTGCTTGTTCTTTCCCTACACATAATCCTAAGTACACTTTAAAACAAACAAAGGAAGGTTTAAAATGAATAAAAAACAATTAGTACATAATACATTTAACATAGTTACATATATAGCAGTAGTTTTAATGGTGTTTCCATTGTATGAATTAGCATTAGTTGTAATTGAGAGTTCAAGCAATGGTTTCATTTTTATCGATAATGTAGAGCTAAGCAATAGATTCTTTTTTGATGGTCTTATGCCGTTTTTAGCGTTGGGATATACGTTTTTCATAGCGTCTTTCATAACATTAAAAACAAACTAAACAAACAAAGGAAGGGTTTAAAATGAATAAATTATTAAACAATTTAGAAAACAAATTAAAAGACATTGAACAAGATATTAAAAGTTTGCACGCTTTAAATAGTTGTGAAAATGTAGTTTGTGCGTCAATAGATTTTAAAGAAGAACGCAAAGAAGATTTAAAAGAAAATATCTTTCAAGTAAAGCAATTAAAAAGAGATTTAGAAAATGATGAAACAATAGAAGATCTTTTAAAATCTTTTTCTTCTTTTAGAGATAACATATGGAATCTATGAAGAAGTAGATAATCCTTGCTTAACAAATAAACAAAGGGCTAACAATGAACTACAAAACGGAAACTTTTAAAAGATACTTTCATAATCAAGAATTAAAAGCAATACAAAAACAAGAAAAAAGAAAACAAATAATTACAAACATATCAGAATTTCTTTTTATTGTGTTTATGTTCTTTGGTTTTTGGTTGCTTTTGGTATTGGTAAACATATAAAAAGGACAACAAACAATGAAAGAAAACACTTATTCTTTTTGCTTTAAAAAAATAGATAAACAAAATTCCTTAATGATAATTAAAGGTAAATTAGATAACAAACATTTCAATTTAGTTGGTTATCATTACGAAATAGATTTTTATAAAAATGATAATTACATAGATAATATAAATAATATTGATAGTTATAAAGAATTAAAGCAATATTTAAAAGATAACTTTAATATTAAAATAGCTCACAAAGATTTTAAATAGTTTTATGAATAACAAACAAAGGGAATACAAACAATGAAAGAAAACGTCAGCATATATAAATTTCGTGATACTATGGTAAAATATGGTTTTAGTTATCACGGGGCTAAAGCTCTTTATGAATATTTAGAGCAATACGAAGAAGAAACTGAACACGAATTAGAATTTGACGCTATTGCGTTTAATTGTGATTTTACGGAATATGAAAGCGAAGAAGAGTTGTTATCTCAATATGATAGTTGTAATACATTAGAGGATATTGAAGATAATACCACTTTAATTAGATTTAAAAAAGAAGATCACTTTTCTGATAAAGTAGTAATAGAAGAACGCTTTATTATTCAGAACTTTTAAACAACATAAAAAAACTATGCTTATAAGTTTTTATTAATAGTTTTAGATTAAGCAAACAAACAAAGGAAAGAATAAAATGAGATATAATCCAACATATAACGCGAAGAAACACGCTGAAAAATATATAATATTAGATTGGTCTGGTAATGTGAAAACATTTAATAAAAAATCATCTATTAAATTATTTGATGATGTTTTAACGGCTGATGATTATTTAGATAATCAAGTATATAAAATGAGCAAATCAAAAGACGAAAAAGAAATTATAAAAAATGATTATAATAATAATTTCGATGATTGGTTTTTTGATACTAAAAATGAATATCAAATATTAAAATGTAAAAATGTTTTTACAAATTATATTTGTGATCCGTTCGGATTTACGCAAGCGATTAATATATAATAATAAAGGGCGTATATTTAATTATATACGCCTTTTTTATACAAGATTTAAAAAGATTTATTAACACTATAAAAGGTTATAAAATGACAAAAGGTAAATTAATAAGGGTTTTAGGGGGTTATAAAAACTTTTATAATAAATTGAAAACTATAAAAAGAAATGATCCGTGTTTATGTAATAGTAAGAAAAAATTTAAAAAATGTTGTTTAAATATAATAAGGGGTTTATAAAATGATAAAAGAACTTTTAGATTTTACAATTATTTATTTTACAATATTAATTGTTTTATTGTGGTTATTAACTATAAAAGAACAATTATAATAATAACAAATAACAAAGGGTATAAAATGAAAAAAGACAATGTAAGATTAAAGGGTTTTTTAAAAGAAGATCTTTTGAAAATCCAAATTAATCTAAGTGAAATTAAAGACCAATTAAACAAGTATAATTATGATTCTAAGGAAAAAGAGTTTGAGAAAATAGAAGATATAATTAGTTATTGGTTTCAACATCATAAAGACCTATAAAAAAAAGAGGGCTAAACTCCCTCTTTTTTAACAAACAAGGTCTATATAATCATAAAGACCTATAAAAAAAAGAGGGCTAAACGCCCTCTTTTTTAACAAACAAGGTCTATATAAATGAACATATAGAAAGGATTATAAATTAACTATTATATTATATTATACAAAGGGTTTTATATTATATCTCAGAGGGTATTTTGTATTATATTTCACAGGGTAGATTTTATATTAGGATATTTATAATATTATGCTTATACTATCTTAACAAGGTTTATGAAT